GTGATAGCGAGCAGCACCGGCATGTAGAACGGTTCCTCCCGGCACTCGCGCAGTAAGCGCTGCACCTCGTCTGATTCCAACACCGTCAGTTCCTCGCGTTCGATGCGGGGACGGACGACGGCACGGCAGGGGTTGCGGCGTATCAGTTCAAGGTCGGCTGCTTTGTTGAGCGCTGCCGAAAGGCAGGTCATGTGCTTGCCGATGGTGGAGGCCGCCAGTGGACCCCTGCCCGCGCTGGTGCCGACTGTCTGGTACTTGTTGACCATCCCTTGTATGTGTTGTGCAGAGAGCTTGCGTAGAGGGACGTTGCCTATCTCGGCTTTGATCTGCTCCACGACGAACTCTCTAATCCGGCGCGTGTAGGGCTTAAGGTGGGGCGACCACTTGGCAAGCCACTCATCCAGCCACGCCCCGGTCGTCATGTCGGTTTCCTCTATATAGGTGCCGGTGTTCAACTCGTGGTTGTACTTCGTGAGTGCCTTCAGGGCTTCCCTCTTGGTAGGGTAGCCGCCGCGCCATTTGGTCTTGCGCTTGCCGTTCTCGTCCTTGCCGAGTTCTAGCACCACGGACCAGGACTTCTCTCTCTTGACTACGTGCCCACTCATCGTCTACCTCCTATGCGTGTGTTGGGGGGGGTGTACCCTGGATGCGTCTTGTGCATCCGACGGCACAACTTCTGTCCGAGCCACCTGCTATGTTGTTGTTGAACGGCTTCTCTGTGTACTTGTCCATTTCTATCTCCTTGAGAAAGTTTCATGCGACCCTGTTGACATCCCGTACCACTTACTGTAATCTGCCCTTTAATGAATGTCAAGCACCATCTATTTCCCGAGCCGATAAGCCACGAGAGTCGGCGGCTGCCTCCCCTGGCAGCCAAACGGGTTCCTCCTTACCCGTATCCGTGGCAGGTGGGGGCGGGGTCCATTACTCGCCCTGCCCCTACCAACACTTTACAACAGTATAGGTATCCATGCAACAGAAAGGCACAGAATGGCTAAGTATCGCATATTCGCCCGGAACGTAGACAAGATGACGAAGGCAGAATGGCTCAACCTCCGCAGGCAAGGGCTGGGCGGCTCGGATGCCGCTGCCGTCTGCGGAGCTAATCCCTGGCGCGGGCCTCTCAGTGTGTACCTGTCCAAGATCGGCGCAGCCCCGGACACGGAGTCCAACGAAGCCATGATGTGGGGAAACGTCCTCGAAGACCCGATAGCCAAGGAGTTCAGCCGCCGCACACAGCAGAAGATCAAGCGCTGCAACATGATTTTGCAGCACGCGGAGCATGATTTTATGCTTGCCAACATCGACCGCCTCACCTTTGACGAGGAAGAAGGCGAGTGGGGAGTGCTGGAAGTCAAGAACGTCGGTGAGTACCGGCGCGAGGACTGGGCCGACGGAGCGGTGCCGGACTACTACGCCATCCAATCGGCTCATTACATGGCCGTCACCGGCCTCAAGTACGCCTGGTTCGCTCCCCTCATCGGTGGCAACCGACTCCAGCCCGTCAAGGTCATGCGGAACGAACGCCTCATCGCCTCTCTCATAAAGATAGAGCGCGACTTCTGGCACCTTGTTGAAACCAAGACCCCGCCGCCGCTGGATGACAGCGTAGAGGCTACGAAGGTCTTGAAGGCGCTCTACCCTCAGTCTCAGTCCACCAGCGTTGTCATAGACCCGACGACGTATGCCAAGTTCACCGCCGTCAGGGAGCGTATCAAGACTCTGGAACAGGAGGCCAGGGGCTACGAGAACGAGCTTCGCTTGGCTATGGGGGAAGCGGAAGCGGCCTTTGTGCCGGGATGCGAGAAGCCAGTAATCACATGGAAAGGGGGGACGGTCAAGAAGTTCGACACGGAGGCGTTCAAGGCAGAGAACCCGGAACTGGCTATGAAGTACATGAAAGAAGCGACGACCAGACGATTCCTAGTCAAGTAGGGGGACACATGAAAGTACGGTTCAGCGTGTGGGTCTACGCAACAGACGACGAGGGCAACGTGCAGATGAACAGCGAAGCGCAGTTCCCGCCGGCTGACGTGGACAAGGACAAGGCCGACCACCTGTTGAGTGAGGTCATCGACTACCTCAACGGCAACCTGGAAGCACACTACAGGAAGGACGAAGATGGCGAAGGCGACCAGTAGCACCGACCTGGCGAACAAGCTGGCGGTCAAGGCGGCAACCCCTGCCAAGCGGGGGGATACCATCTACGATCTCATCAAGCGTCAGCGCTCGGAGATTGAGGCCGCGCTGCCCAACGTCGGCGTGACGGCTGAGCGGCTTACCCGCATCGTCATGACGCAACTGCGGGTGAATGAGAAGCTGGCGAACTGCACGCCACAGTCCCTTCTCGGGGCGCTCATGCTCACGGCTCAGCTTGGGCTTGAGCCGGGGCCGCTGGGGCAGGCGTACCTCGTCCCGTTCGGGAACGAAGTGCAGTTCATCGTGGGCTACAAGGGACTGATCGCCCTGGCCTACCGCTCGGGCGGCATCATCATCAGCGCCTATGAGATATGCCAAAACGACCTGTTCGATCACAACTATGGGACCGGCGAGGTGCAGCATACGTTCAAGTTGTCTAAGGACAGAGGCCCCACGGTCGGCGTATGGGCCAAGGCCACCATGCCCAGCGGTCAGACCAGCATCCTTGTGATGACCAAGGCCGAGGTGGACGAGCACCGCAAGCGCAGCCGTTCGGGCAACGGTGGTCCGTGGGTCACAGACTACGACGCGATGGCGAAGAAGACGGTCATTCGGGCGCTGTGTTCGCAACTGCCGCTCACTGCCGAGGCGCAGCAGGCTATCGCCGCCGACGAGACAGCGGTGGTGTTCGACAAGGAAGAAGGCATCATCGACGTGACTGAAGCTCCAGTTGTGGTTGACGTTCAGGCTGTAAAGACTGAAGGTGAGGTAGAGGGATGAGGAAGAAGGAGTTGAAGCAAGACCTAGACGCCGAGAAAGAAAAGAGCGCTCGCTACTGGAAATACTGGACGGATGCGATAGCGCGAGTTTCCCGTGAGGAGAGTGAGTCTTACGAACTCCGCGAGGCCCTCAAGGTCGCCCTGAACCTTAGCCCTTACTACGCCAGCAAGTTCTGTCCGAAGTGCGCCACGGCCATTGAGGACAGGCAGTACGTCAAGGCCGACCAGTACCTGCCGGAACACCTCGTCTGGACCTGCAAGTGCGGCTACACCATGTTCACCCGGACCTCGGAGGGTACCAAGTGACCGAGAGCAAACGCGCTGACACGTTCACCAAGTTCCAGTTCCAGGGCAAGCTCCTTGAGAACCCTGCGGTACAGACTTCGGCCAAGGGCAACAGCTACTCGCGTGTCAAGTTGGAGTGCGGAGTGGGGCCGCAGAAGTTCCCACGCAAGTTCCTTGCTGTCGCCTTCGGGGAGATTGCGGAACAGATCGCAGACGGCTCTGCACAAGGCGATATCATCCTACTCAGTGGGAGTATTGAACCGCAGCGTCGGCAGGACGGCACCTGGGACAACTCCTTCGTCGCCAAGTCCTTCAAGCTGGTGGAGCAGGCGTTGCAGAACAGTCCCGAGTTGGTTGACGCCGCTATGGGCGCTGCTGACGACGACTCGATCCCGTTCTAGGGGTTGCCGTATGTTCAAGTTCACACCCGTAACAGACTGGAAGTCGCTTACCGACGCTCCCGACATCCTTACCGTACAGGAGGTGGCCCGCTTCTTGCGGGTTTCACCTCAGTCGGTGCTGGACTACATCGCTCGCGGTGCTATCCCTGCGTTCCAACTCAAGGACGCTGCGGGGAACCTGCTGAAGCGCAAGTACATACCGAAGACCTCGTTGCTCAAGTATCTGGAGGGGATGAATGAGTGACTTCGTAATCAAGGACTCTGGCAAGCGCGAAGAGTTCGCAACCGGCATGGTGCGCGACACCAGGGAGGGCAAGGGGCGCTATGACCTGCTAGCCTGCCGTGCCATCCGTCGCTATGCCCAGCATCTTGAGAAGGGTGCAAGGAAGTACCAGGATCGCAACTGGGAGCAAGGCGCTCCCTTCTGCCGATTCATGGACTCGGCTTTGCGTCACTGTTTCCAATGGCTTGAGGGCATGGAGGACGAGGATCACCTAGCGGCTGCCATGTTCAACATCGCCGCCATCATGGAGCTACAGGAGCGCGGACGCATAGACCTGGACGACAGGCCCGAGCATCCCGAGGACTTGCAACCTGCGGCGACTCTGGTGGACGGCTACTCGCCCATCCTACACGCATGGGAGAAGAGATCATGAGCCTTTACTGCCCCGGACCCAAGCAAGACGACACAGGCACATGGTACTGCCCGCGTGATCCATACCTGGACGAGTTCGACTGCGCCAAGTGCCAGGACGAGTACGACCAGTGGGTAGATCGGGCGATTGACGCGGAACAGGAGCGGGATACGTGGGGGTGAAGACTTGCAAAACCTGCGGTCGTGACCTACCCGACGACTCGTTCCCCTGGTACTGGGACAAGACGCGAGGTAAGCACTTCCAGCGCGGCAAGTGCCGTGAGTGTATACGCGCCTACAATCGGGAGCGCTACCAGGAGGCCAGGGGCGAGCTAGACACCTCGCGCTGCGTGGACTACTCCTGTGAGGAACTACGCTACCGGCCACTGGAACAGATCATGGAGTGCATCAGCGCCCGCGATATGGCGGCTGCCTTGGGCTGGGACAAGACCACGGCGGCACGAGTGAAGCGTGACCCCAGCGCCTTTGTGGACACCAACCTAGAGCTTGACGACGCCAGAGTGCAGCAGATACGGGAATGGCTGGAGAAGCAGGCTTGTACGCTGTGAGCGGACAGGGCAGGTTGACAACAACGGTGTTGTATGATACCATAGCGGGACACATTGAAGCCCCGCAACGTCAGGTGTGGAAGCACCGTAAACGTCCGGGGCACGAGACACAGGACAGGATGGTGCCCCATGTCTAACAGCAGTATATCTCATCTCCCCGATTCGTGCAACAGTGTTGCAAGCCCCAGTTATGATGCAGGTGAGTTCACCCTGCCATCGTACAGGTGGCCGTATGACAGTCCACCACCGCTTCACTACGCCATACGAGCAAAGGGCGGGTTCTCGTGTCCCGATGTGTGGCGATCGGTCTATTGCGAGTGGATTCCCGAGGATGGTTGTGGATGGCCTTGCAAGTGGGGAGAAAAACTCTGCTTCCATGCTTGGGATAACACCCCGGTCGTATACACGTTTATTGCATCTGATGTATGCGATGAGTGCTGCGCTCATATTCAGCACATCCTCTACATCGGCTCAACAGGAAACTTCAGAACTAGATTCGACCAGCACGCCAAAGAGAAGCACTGGTTCTGGCGCGTTACCAACATCAAGATAGAGGTCTGTCGGTCTAGACCAGAAGCTTATGAGTTGGAGAGAAGTCTGATCGAAGAACACCGTCCCTGGTTCAACGTCCAATGGAACAACGGTGAAGAGTCGTGAGCCGCCGTCGCTACATATCAACCGAGATGGGAAAAGACAAGCGCCTGTGTTCATTGTCTGACTTCGCTGCTCTGCTCTACACCTGGATGCTGCCCCACGCTGAGGACTGCGGAAGCATCAAGTACGACGACCCTGACGAACTTGCATGGACTGTCATGCCGGGTCGGAAATGGACCACTCAGAAGATCGAGAACGCTGTTTCGGAGATGATTGATGCACAACTTGTAATTCTGAGCGAAGGTCGCTTGTACTATCCATGCGAGAGCTTCTACAAATATCAGACGTACATTCCCCCTGCAAAACGCAGAGATTACAACCCTGACGCCGAAGAACGCCGAGAAACGCCGAAGAACACCGCTTCTCCTTCTCCTTCTCCTTCTCCTTCTCCTTCATATATGGGTGAGTTCGATGAGTTTTGGCAGGCTTACCCTCGGAAGATCAAAAAGGATAAGGCTCGTGAGGCGTGGGCCAAAGCTGTGTCTAAGGTGTCAGCCGACACCATTGTCTCCGCTATCCAGAAGCTTGCCCCGGTGCTTGTTGCAGAAGCCAGCGAGCCTCAGTTCATTCCGCACGCCTCTACCTGGCTCAATCAAGAGCGCTGGACCGACGACCCCTTTGCTGGACGCTCCGCTCGTATTACTTCCGACGACGAACTGGACGTGCTATGCAAGCCGAACTAGCAGAAAAAGCCCTACTCGGTGCCTGCATCATTAACAACAAGGCACCACTCATCGCCTCTGACTTCGTGGACGCGACGGACTTCTACCTACCCAAGCACCAAGTTATTTTTGCCGCGATCCTGTCCCTCGTCGGGCGTGGTGCTGACGCCGACCCGGTGAGCGTGTGCAGCGAGATAGGCCCGGATGCCGAGAGAGCCTATGTGTTTTCCCTGCCGCAACTCTGTCCGAGCGCCAGCAACGTGAAGGTCTACGCTCAGGCTGTGCGTGACGCGGCGCTAGATCGTCGTGTCCGTAAGGCTATCGAGAACGCCTCTCAGCATCGCGGGAACAAGTTGCTTTCCCAGTTGCAGGAGCAGTTGTACCAACTGGACAAGCGAGTAGAGCGCTCCGTCACGATGGCCGAAGTGTGGACCAGGATGCGAGACAACATCAACGTGCCGCTGGCTCCCGGCTGTGAGTATCCGTGGCGCAAGGTCCAATGGCTCACCCGTGGTATGCGTCCCGGCTGGCTCTGCATATTGGCGGGAGAGCCAAGCCACGGCAAGACGGCGGGCGCGTTGGAGGTCACCGAGAGGGCTATCCGCCAGGGCAGAAGCGTGGCCTTTCTCAGTCTGGAGATGAACGAGGAAGCGATAGCCCTCCGCTTGGCCCAGCGCTACGGAATGAGTTCCGACCGCTACTACGAAAGCAAACTGAACGACCACGACGAATCCATCATTGGCGGTCTGTCCGAGGAATCCCATTGGCGCAACCTGCACCTTGAGAAAGTGGAACGGGCGGCGCAGATCGGCATAGTGTTCCGTCGCTGGAAGCCCGACCTCGTAGTGGTAGACCATCTGCAACTCTTGGCAGGTAGCGAGGACGTGAAAGAACTGTCCAAGACCACCCGCACCTTGAAGCTCATGGCCGAGCGTTTTGACACACCCATCTTGTGCCTGTCTCAGTTGTCACGCGCCCACGGCGAAGAACAGAACCGGCTGCCCAAACTGACTCGGCTGCGCGGCTCGGGCACCATTGAGCAGGACAGCGATACGGTCGTGTTCGTATGGCGCAAGCGTGACGAACTGGAAACCCTGCTATCCGAATCTGCGCTGGTGGTGGCCAAGTCCCGCATGGGCAAGCTCGGCGCGGTTCGTACCTCATTCGACGGCGACTCTCAGACGTTTCGCCCTATCACCCAAGACTATGCCTAGCCCCTATACAACAGCGTAGGAAAGTGGTACAACTGAGATATGAGCGGTAGATCATCCCGAACCAAAGGCGCAACAGCCGAGCGAGAGGTGAGAGACATCCTCCGCGAAGCTGGCTTCAAGGAGTGCCAACGGACGCCGCACAGCGGGGCGCTGTCATGGATGCCGGGGGACATATGCGGCACGCCGTTTTTTGTTGAGATCAAGCGGCAGGAAGCCCTACGGATAGGAGAGTGGTGCGAGAAGGCGGAAGAACAGGCAGACGGCAAACCGGCGTTGGTCATATTCCGCCGCAGCCGTCAGCCCTGGCGTGTGTGTCTGAAACTGAGCGACTTTCTGAGACTGCTGGAGGTGTGAATGA